ACGCATCCCGGCCAAGAAGGCCGGTAGAGCCAGGCGCGGTGTCCCAGTGCAGCCCGGTAAAGCGGCTCATTTGAAACTGCTAATCCGTTTCGGTGATGCCTTGGCCGTCAACAAGCGGCTCAACTATCAGGCCATTGCGCAGAAGGTTGTCGCTCGACGATTCGATGCGGTGCTCGATGAGATGTTGGGGAAAGCCATTGCAACAGCCAGGTAGTGCGCCGCCTGTTGTGTTCCTCGATATGGATGGCGTGATCTGCACACGCAAGGGCGCTGGTTGGAGCATCACCGGTCAGCCGTTGGTGCGCAGTCGTCTCCGTTTACCAGTGCGCGCCATTGATCCAGCCACAGTTCAACGCCTGAGCGACATCTGCACTCTGACCGGTGCGGTAGTCGTGGTGTCCAGCATGTGGCGCATCTATCACGATGTTCCGCTGATCCTGTTGGCCCGCGGCTTCACTGGTTGTTGCCATGTTGATTGGCGCACTGATGCTGATGGCCCGCTGCGAAGCGATGAGATTGCGCGCTGGCTTGATGCGCATGGTTGGCCTGCTCACGTGGTCATCGATGACAAGGCCAGCGAACTCGCTGCGTTCGAGCACAGGCTGGTGCTGACCCACAACTACCACGGGCTCACGCAATGCGATGCGGCCAAAGCCGTTGAGCTGCTGAAGGCTTAGGTCGGTTGATCCCGTCTATTCAAGACAGTCAGAGGTATGCATGGGCACACGAGATAAACCAGTCATCTCGTCATGGAAATGGTTGTTTATGGGGATTGCGTCAGCTTTCGGCGCATTGGCAACGGGCGGATAGAGGAAAGCTACCCACCCGTGCCGCTCTCAAAGGCCGCAGTCTACGCCGCAGCTATTGTGAATGGTCTTCAACCACCAAGAGACCTTCGGTTGTGCGATAGACCGATTGATTGACCTCGATCTGGATCAGGTCCTGCGATGACCTGCCAGGAATGGTCGGGTGGCTTGGGCTGATGGTCGCCCATCCCAGGGCACCCCCCCCGGTCATGGGTCCCTCCTGGGGCCTCCGACACCGAGGGCATTGCGCAGCGCGCTGTTTCTCTAGGTGCGAAATTTTTCAATTTGGGTAACAGGTAACAAGGCGCCCCATGAATCAGAGCGAGTTCGCGACACTCCACGGCGTCAGTCGCAAGACCGTCACCAAGTGGAAAGAGCGCGGCTGGCTTGTGTTTGCGGGGAGCGTCCTCGATGTCGAAGCATCGAATGCGCTGATTGCAAAATATCGGCGCGACGGCATCGATGTTGTTACCCAGGCGGAAGAGGGTAACAAGTCGGCTGCGAAAAAATCCGGCGTTACCTCCGCTGCCGCGCGGGTAACAGTCAAGCCCGGTGAGACGGTCGAGCAGGCCACCGCCCGCATCCTGATCGCCACCGGCGCGAACATGAATATCGACGAGGCGAAGCGGGTCAAGGAGAACTACCTGGCTCTGCGCGAGCAGCTGGAATACGACCGCGAAGCTCGCCTTGTCGTCGCTGTTCAGGATGTGACTCGCGCGGTAGGAGAGGAGTACGCAAGGGTGCGTACCCGCTTACTGTCCATCCCGTCAGAACATGCGCCCCGCATCCACCGCCTGAAATCCGTACTGGAGATTCAAGACGCCCTGCACGGAATCATTGTTGAAGCGCTTGAGGAGTTGACCCGTGACGGAAATGGGATCAGCCCTTGATGGACGCCGATATGCCGAGGGCTATGCCGCCCTGAAAACAGGGCTGTTTGATGCCAGGCGCCGGAACATTCAGCCGCCGCCCAAGTTGAGTCTCAGCCAGTGGGCAGATCGCTACGCGATGTTGTCACCCGAGACCAGCGCTCAGACCGGCCGATTTCATGCCTTCCCGTACCAGAACGGGATCATGGATGCGATTACCGATCCGACCGTCGAGATGGTTTCCGTGCAGAAGTCGGCCCGGGTCGGTTACACCAAGATCATGGACCATGTTGCCGGGTTCTACATTCACCAGGACCCGGCCCCGATTCTGGTTGTTCAGCCACGGGTGGAGGACGCCGAGGACTATAGCGTCACCGAAATTGAACCGATGCTGCGTGACACGCCGGTTCTGGCCGAGATCGCGGGTGACCTGAAAAAGAAGGATTCGAAGCAGAAAATCGCCAAACGGGTGTTCCGTAACGGTTCCTCGATGTCCTTTGTGGGCGCGAATAGCCCTGGCGGCTTTCGGCGTATCACTGCTCGCGTGGTGATCTTCGACGAAGTTGACGGTTACCCGGTCATGGGCGCCGGTAAGGAAGGCGACCAGATCAAGCTGGGTATCAAGCGTACTGAGAGCTTCTGGAATCGCAAGATCATCTTGGGCAGCACCCCCACGGTCAAGGGTGAAAGCCGGATCGAGAAGAGCTACGCCAACAGCGACCAGCGCAAGTACTTTGTGCCTTGCCCGCATTGCGGCGAGTTCCAGGTGCTGGAGTGGGGCGGGCCCGACACCCCCTACGGCATGAAGTGGGACAAGGACGAGCACGGTGTCGGTATTCCCGAAAGCGTGTTCTACGTCTGCAAAGCCACCGGCTGCATGATCCTCGAAAGCGACAAAGAGGAGATGGTCCAGCGCGGGGAGTGGCGTGGTACGAAGCCATTCAAAGGACATGCGGGCTTTCACATATGGGCCGCATACAGCCTGTTCGTGAACGCTTCCTGGCGCAACCTCGTAGCTGAGTGGCTGGAGGTGAAAGACGACCCGCTGATGCGGCAGACCTTCATCAACCTGGTGCTGGGTGAAACCTACGAGGATCGCGGGGATCGTGCTCTGCAAGAGGATCGCCTGGCCGCGCGCTGCGAGGTATGGGGGGCAGAAGTCCCTGATGGCGTTGCCGTTATTACGGTGGGTGTCGATACCCAGGGCGACCGCTTCGAGTGCGAAGTGGTCGGTTGGGGTATGAACGAGGAAAGCTGGTCCATCGACTTCGAAGTTATCGAGGGCGATATGGAGACCCCCGAGATCTGGAACAGGCTCGATGCTTACTTGCAGCGGATCTGGTACCGCGCGGACGGGCGGCCTTTCGAGGTCATGGCGGTTTGTCACGACTCCGGCGGACATCACGCCCAGAAGGTCTATGAATTTGCTAAGGCCAGGATCGGTCGGCGTGTTTGGGCGATCAAGGGCGAATCGGCCGTAGGCGGCAAACGATCCCCGGTATGGCCAACCAAGATACCCAGCAAGCGCAATAAAAATACGCTGCGCCCCGTGATCATTGGCGTTAACGCCGCCAAAGATTCCATCCGCTCAAGGCTACACCTGGTCGACCATGGCCCGGGCTACATGCACTTCCCGACAGATAGGGACATCAATTATTTCGCGCAGCTGACTTCTGAACGCTCGATTGTCAAAACGTCGGGCGGTCAACGCTACCGCGTCTGGGATCTGCCGCCCGGGCGGGCGAACGAGGCCCTGGACTGCCGGGTTTATGCCTATGCCGCGTTATGCGGCCTCCTGCATATGGGGCTGAAACTCAACAAGCGTGCCGAGGAGGTCAACGCCTTGATCGGTCCTTCCGTTCAGCGTGTGGTCGAGGCGGCCCAGGCCGACCCCGTCGCAGCTGGGCAGCCCCCCGAAACGCAAAAGAAAGCGCGTAAATCGTCCATTTCGAAAATGGCGTAGGAGATTCCCATGTTCACACCACGCCTCAATAACTTCAGCGGCGTTGCCCCGGCCACCCTGCAGCAATGGTTGGCCGAGTCGCAGCAAGCCCTTCATGACCTAAGCACAGGCGCGAAGGGCGAAGCGTACAGCTACACGCAAGGCGACGGGTCACGGTCGGTGACTTACACCCGCGCCGATATCGGTGCCTTGCAGGCTCACATCAACGCGCTGTTGTATGCCCTGGGCATGAAGCGGCGCCGTGCAATCAGGCCGGTGTTCTAATGACAAATGAATCGGTGATTGTCGACTCTCGCGGCCAGCCGCTGACGCCCATGCCGCCAAAGGCCAGGGGCAATGCCACCACCTTGACCGAGGGCATGGCGGGTCAGTCGGTATTTCCCTACGAGGCCTCGAACTGGTCCACTCAGGAAATGGGCAACTGGCTGCCCTGGATTCGCTCGCCTGACGCGGAGATCAACCAGTTCCGTGACCGCATGGTGGCCCGCCATCGTGACTTGGTGCGTAACGACGGCCTGGCCGCCGGCGGCATCACCCGGATCCTCGACAACACCGTCGGTGCTGCACTTCGATTGTCGGCGAACCCGGACTACCGCGCTTTGGCTGCGTTGACGGGCAACCGCAAGTTCGACGCGGTATGGGCGGAGGAATTCCGGCGGGCCGCCGAGGCTCGCTGGCGCGGTTTTGCCGACGATATCGGCCGGTACGGCGATGTCTCCCGACGCCTCACCGTCTCTCAGCAGTTACGCCTGGCGCTGCGCCATAAGCTGATCGATGGCGATTCGCTGGTGGTTGCGTACTGGATGCCGGAGCGTGTTGGCTACGGTCGGGCGACCTATGCCACTTCCTTTATGGTGGTGGACCCTGATCGGTTGTCGAACCCGTTTCAGATGGTCGACAGCAAGTACATGCGGGGCGGCGTCGAAATCGACGAGCACGGTGTGCCCTTGGCGTATCACATTCGCAAGGCGCACCAGAACGACTGGTACAACTCGGTCGAAAGCATGGACTGGGAGCGCGTCGAACGAGAAGACGAGGACGGCTGGCACCGGGTTATCCATGATTTTGAACAGGACCGGGCCGGGCAGAATCGCGGCGTGGGCGTGTTCACGCCCGTGCTGGCTCGTTTCAAGATGCTGGCGCGCTATTACGGCGTCGAGCTTCAGGCAGCGACCATTGCCGCGACATTCGGGACCTACGTCACCAGCCCATACGATCCCGCCCAGGTTGC